TAAAGAAAACATCTTCAGTTGATGTTGATAAAGCTAGATCAGACTTTGCATATTTCTGTGATGTTGTAGGAGATAAACCTCCTGCGGAACATATGCATTTATGGCATGAACATTTATATACACATCAAGATAGTGAGTGTTTAATTAATATTGCCGGACCAAATGTAGATATACTTGCACCAAGAGGATCTGCTAAATCCACAGTGTTAGGTTTATTTACAGCCTGGGCTATTGGTGTACATGCACTTAATCGTAAACCCTTAAAGATTCTATATATTTCATATACTGTTGATGTTGCCAGACCAAAGAGTGCAGCAATAAAAAGAATTATTGAAGATAGTAAAATTTACAGAGAAATATTTCCTATGGTAAAAATTGCCAAAGGAATAAACTCTAATGAGTATTGGAGTATTGATTGGAAGTTTGCAGGTATAAGATCAACTGGTGAAGAAGAATTTAGTTTATGTTGTGCAGGATTAAAAGGTGCTGTTACATCAAA